CTTTTCTGGGCAATAACGCCCCCTCTAGGTTTGTCAGACCAACTAGGTTTGGTAACCTCTCATAATTGATTTCTCAACTATAAGGAACCCAAGCTCGACGATAACCTCGCACCCCATCACGGGGCACGACGCCGGCAAGGAAGGTACGCTTTCCAAGGCGCCCATCCCTCACACGAATTCCGAATTTTGGATTCGAAATACCGTAAAGAGCTGATGCAAAAACAGCTCCCGCTGGGAAGCGGGACCATCCGATAACATCGAACGTGTAAGGCAACCACGCCCGTACGTACCTGATGGAGTCGACATGGCGGTACTGCCAGTTAGAGGGCTTATCGTGTATTACAATATCCCCCAGCTCACTGGGACCCCTACAGTCACGGATTATGTTTGGAATAAAACCCAAACACAGTTGCCATGCTTTTAGGATTCTCGGATCAATGGTGTCTTTTTCGCACCAGACCCGACGCAGTCCGTTTGCAACTGAAATCCAGTCTTGAGGACTGGTAGGAATGTCTTCTTGAAAATGCGATCTAACTGCATCGCCAAGAAAATAATCCCCACCGCAAGATTCACGGAAGGGACCAGTGACAAACGTTTTCTTCAAATTCGGTTGGAATCCGAAGAACTTCAGTGCACGCAACACGTTACCAGCCTTAAGAGCCGGAACGATGAGATCATCACCGTAGACTGAGACATCCTCGGCATCCCCGCCGCAAGTAAAGCGGCAGATAGCTAAGAAAATAATTGTCTCAAGTTCAAACGTGAAGCCATTACCCATACCTGAAAACTTTTCCAGGTACACCTTTCGACCGTCTCCTAAGAGGGTCTTCGGGACTCGAAGTGAATTCAAAAGATCGAACCACTCGGGGGTGAAGAGAAGTTGTACTACTCTCTTCGCTACTGTATCAGAAGCATTACTAAGATCGATCGTTGCAGAAACCCCAGACCGGGAGGCCTCACAAGCTTTCCGCCTATGAGTTAACTGTAACGTCTCGAGGTTAATCCCTCGACGTGAAAGCCTACGGCGAAGAAACTGGCCGACAGGCAACTGGCAGGCAATGTTCACTGAAGGTTGAATCGAGATACCCCGATCTTTAAGGGCATCTTTATCAACACTTACCCAGCGATCATAGTCGACCACACGGATCTCGACATCTCTACTCAGGTTACGAGCCCAAGCAGATTGCGCCCATAAAGGTAAAACATGGAGCGCTGATGCGGTAATTGTGGGTTCAGAACAAAACTTGTGCGGAATTGTCGATGACTTCCCGCTATCCGATAAGGTACTCCCCTTCCCTAGTCTGAAATCTAGACTAGTTGGAGGTTTGCCAACGAGTTTCGCTATCTCACTACGCACTCCGCAGATCATCGCGAATTGCGCCTCAGTTTCCGACCCATCAAATGGGCCGTTGTTAAGAAACCGAGAAAAGTAAGCGTTCGTATGGCAACATCTTTCCTCTGACTCAAAGAAGGCTTTTAAAGCTGCCTCTTCGAGATCTAGCCCAGTAGGCAAATCCTTGCATTTTCGCAAGAAATCCACGCACTGAGCGTCAATCTTGTATGCATCAGAGGTTAAGTAGTTTCCCGGGTCAACGCGAAGATTCGCAAGTTGACCCCACTCACCGTTATGGGCCCTAAGGAAGCAGCCCAATGAAAGTGGTGTATCGGCGCCGATCCAGATCGAATCGGCAACATGCAACAGATCGTTGATCATGTCCTAAGCTCCTGTTGTAGAGACGGGTCAGCGCCGGATGGTGCTGATGATGTCCCGTATAATGCGGCCGCATGACGATCCTGCCGTGAGCTCCCAATAGAACATAATTGTGAGCTCCAACAGAACAACCATGAAGACAGCAAGTACTACAAAACCGGTGGTCCGTGACAGAATTAAGTCAGTAGACCGTCGGCCCTCTTTAGGAAGAGGATTCCCGGTTAACGACGGCCTCGCCTTAAGTAGGCGCATAACCGTCTTTGAACACCGTCTTCACGAGCGTTTGACCCAGCAAGTTAAAACACTGGGCGACTGCCTCGTTAAGATCAAGCTGTGGCATCCCTTGCGGGATGGCAGCGGAGCCCGAAATTTGGGCAATGTTCACAACAGAGATGGAACCGTCGGACGCAACGGCCGTTTGCGGATAAGCATAGGCGAAGTCCACCCTTCTCACCTTTCCATCAGCATTTGCTCTCGAAGTTATCGAGAAGCTGGGGTTGTGTGAGGGGGCGGTGCCCACCGTAGTGCTCTTCCAAATAGCCGGAGTGCGGTCACCCGCACTAGTCACCTTCATGGTGTAGACGATATTTGTCGTCTCGTCCGCTTTTTTGACTGTTAAATCAGTCATTGCTGCCATGGTTTGATCCTTATGAGAATCGGCTAAGTTTTACCTTAGGCAGATCCTTGAGGGTTGAAGAAAGGAGCGCAATTGCATTTGCTCCACGTGCCGAATAAAAGCCAGTAAAACGGGACCTCAGTCTCGGCTGCGCTGGTAAACCAAGCGAGCGCAAGAGATCCATCCGCCTCGCAATCCTATGAACACCGGAAGATACGTCATCTCTATCGAGAATGCCGTACCAGGTGTAACAAGACTGATCAAAGGAAAGGCCCACAAAGTCAGTCAGACTCTGCAGATACTTCCCGATAGGGACAAACCAATCAACCACAAAGGAGAAAGGAACTACCTCCCATGCGATTGACAGCGGGTTAGTAAGCCCCAACTCATTCGCCTTCCAACCTATCCAGCTGTCCACAATGACGCGGGCTCGCATTTGAAAGCGATCCTGCCATGTGTATGTCCGGTAATAGGTCGGATTTATGACCGTTTTAACCACGACAGATCCTTTCGCTCTGCCTTTAACGATCTTACTACGAAGGGGTTGTTGCAGCACCTGAACGGCGCTGTAGATGTCTTCAACAAGCGGTTTCCACCCGAAAGAATACTCGAGCCAGAGCCCACCTGCATCGGACGCAACCTTGCGTCTCGTAGTGCGTTTAATTCCCAGAGTTTTCAAAAAGAGTTTAAAATTGCCCTTTTTGAGCGCACGTGCAGCATTTGTAAGCTGTGTAACGCGTGTAACCAGAGAGTTGAAGCTCTGTTTACGCTCTGCGAAATCGGCTCCGAGTTGAGCCGAAACCTGATTCACCTCCGACCGAAACCTACCATATGCTTTTTGGTAGATCTGGTTTTCAAGAGGAGTTGAGTCAGGGGTGTTCCACACGCCGAGAGACCAAGACAGATATGCTCCGTCTGGACCTGGAAGAGCCGGCTTCAGACTGTAATATCCCCACATATGGTAATACAAGGGGAAGTCTGTTATCGGCTTTCGTCTATACCAATACCTGGTGACTTTAGCCAGGTAAGGTATTTCGACGACGCGTGTGAATGGACCGTAGGTGGGCATAAGAAGAACTCCTTAGGCGCCTACGGGTCCCTCAAGGGCAACAAATGTCTGATGCATCAGCAGACCACTCCGAGGAGTGGTTCCCCTTCTCAGGGGGGAGTCTCCCTGCTGACGCGAGTTCATAATTCGTTGGACGTCCCTCTAAAGGCACCAGATGGTGCCAGTTAGTTAAGAGGAAACCGTGCTATGAAACAGGGGTTGAAGAAACGAGACCAAGAGCTGGCCTTCGTTAGTTCAAAGAGCCCTAAGCACGACAGAGTACCGACTTTCCCGAAGGGGAGAGTC